GACGTATCAGAACCATGGCATTTCTTGGGTCGCTGAAAAAGTGGCCAGGAAGACAGGTGATCTTCCAGAACGGCATCTAACCTTTTTTGCAGGTGCCCAAGCCCACGGTAGAGGCTTGTCTACCCCTGTGTATCACCAGGAACGGATACAAGGGTTAACCGAGGTTAACTCCCAGTTCCATATCACCGAGAACACACAGGAATGCGTGATACGTACGTGTTTAAAGAGACTTATCGAAGCTTATGAAATATTTGGCTTTAATAGCAAAGGCTACGATCTTAAGTCCACTACGACATATTATACTTGTCTTTTGGGTCACGTTACAAAACCCGACGCTTGGATTGATATCTTTAAATTAGCGTTAAGTTGTGCTTTTTCTTGGCATAACGGACAAGTACTTCCGGATATATCTAAAGTTCCGGGGATTAGACCTGGTTACATACTTCTAGGTCGCGGTCATAGATTTCTCATCTCGTTGAAACGAAAATTCAAGGGAGTTTTGGGAGATATGCCGACTCTGTGGGATAGTTTTATCTCAACTGTTCAGACTCGGTTGAAGGGAGTGTTTCCACTCCCTTCTGATGATCGCGTAGAGTATGGTGTGAAGGACATGATTATGAAAGTTTTTAAATGTCCTCCTAAAGTACCAAAAGAACTACCGTACGTCTCATCGTCCGGTTTATGGTCGCCGAATGCAGGTGGGCCTCCTGAGTTAGAGGATAAGGAATCGAAAGATTCCCGAACACCCTTCGTTGGCGAAGGTAGTCGTACCATAAGCCTTGATGATATAAGAAATCAAGTTAGGAGACGTACTCTTGAGGTACTTGATGGGCTAGTCTGGGATGAGAAAGCCGCGTTAAAAGTTATTTTTCCCAGTACTAGTGCCAATTATGTTAATTCCAGGTCAGAAGGCGGCAGTGTAGGCGAAATGTATTTTAATACAGAGATTCGCGAAGTCCTATCAAGGTTGATGGGTGCTATGGGCAATGTTCCTGATTTATATCATTACCTTAATTTAAATATTATTCAAGATTTGGGTAATGGGTCTCAACAATGTGAATTTAGAGATCCTAAGAACATTGAATGGGATGATCAAAGGGTTAAAGAAGCGTTTATACATCTTTATTTTAAATGTTTTGAAGTTGCCCTTGGTGAAGAAAACTTAATTTCAACGGTTGGCCTTAAGGAACCTTTAAAGGTTCGTGTGATTACTAAGTCACAGCCATTTAGAACGTTTGTTCTGAAACCATTGCAAAAATTCCTACATGATCATCTTAGGAAGCACCCAACCTTTCGTTTGATTGGGGAACCAGTCACCGCGGAGCTGATTGATAAGGCCTTTGAGGGCAGGATGCCCGATTTTAAAAGGTATAAAGATCAATTCTTTATCAGCGGTGATTACACAGACGCTACTAATTGCATCCTTAGCGTGCTTTCTAATGATTGCGCGCGTGCAATAGCAGATACCCTAGGTTTAGGGCATCACATGACATCCCTTCTTCTTGACTCGCTAACGAATCACATCTTGAATGTATCTTTTGATACAGAATTTGGTGTGATGAGTTCAAAAGTACGGCAGAAGAATGGTCAGCTTATGGGGTCAGTAACCTCATTTATTATTCTTTGCTTAGTGAATGCGGCCATATGTGGCTACGCTATCGAGGCATCGACATTTTATAGTCATACTCTTGATGAGATGGCTTTGCTGATTAATGGTGATGATTGCGTCTTTGTAGGGACACCAGATGTTTATAACTGGTGGTCCATTTGTGGCCAGATTGCTGGCCTTGAACCTTCAATTGGTAAGTGCTTTTGTTCACGGGAATTTCTACAAATAAATTCAACTAATTTTAAATTTGTGAATCCTTATGTGAATTATAGGTCAACTAATTGGGATAGTGATATACCATCCCTCGACCCTTATTGGTCGGTTTTTAAACGAATTCCGACAGTGCTACTTAGGGTTGTTGAAGGTGTTCCCCGTTCTACCGCAAATGAAGTAGATTCCTATTATGCCATTAGCTCGTTGAGAGCCAGGCAAGATTTTTTCCTTAATGAGTGCCCGAAGACACTCCAGCAAGTTTGTAACTCGTTTTTTTGGAGGAAAAATAAAAAAATTATTAAAGAATCAGGTCTACCGTGGTATGTTCCACGAGAATTTGGCGGTTTAGAACTTATTGGTGAGGACTTATCAAATCCCTCATTTATGAGTAAGATTGATTGCGCAATTGTTGATTGTATCCGACAGGATCGTCTTGGAAAGATGCGCGCGCCTACATATTTAAATCCAACCTCTCGTTTTAATCTTATAAATAAACGTAAAGAGGAGATGATGGATTCTATTGGGATTAGACATGTTTATCGGGATTATGAGCAGTTGTCTGCTCCTGAATTTGATAATTGTTTGAGCTTCTTGTCTCTTCTATGTCAACGTTGGGTCTATCGGCCCAACCATCCTCGATATCAGATCCTGGGTTCTTGTAATCCAAGAGATGATATTGAGTGTTTTGACGATACGATAAAGCGTCTCGAATTCGATGACACTTTAAAGAGGAACTGTAATTTTTGGAGTTCCGCACATGTTCGTCTTGACTTGAAGAATTTTTTTAATTATAATTATGACAAGATGTATAAAGTGATCCCTGGTCTGTCCCGTCGTAGTATGAAGTCTCATTGCACTTCTGATATCAGTGTGTATGATGCAGAGTCGCGTCAATGGAGTTATCTCCAATATAAATCGCGCGACGGCCCTTCATATGGACCGGCTCTGTAGCACTTTGAGACTTGGTAGTCGTACCTATTATAACCTATAAGTGACAACGTCAACTTTCACCGATTAATGTATTCCGAGTAGTTGGTCAAAGACCTTCCAGAGGTTCTGCCTCTGGTCTCTTTTGATCGCTGCGTTAGCTTAATTGCTGAGGAGTAGGGGGTTAAGAGCCCTCTTGTAAACGGCGATATGGAAGGTACCTTCGTGGTGAAGATAGGTCGGCTGTAAGGGGGGCACGCATTCCCCGAAGTGTAGTAAGCATAGTTGTATGATGTAAATGAGGTACATATCAATCCTTGCAAGATCCCTGTTAGTTGTACAGTATGGTGGTTCGCCTTGTGCGTTAGTCCACCCGAGTACTCTTTAAAGGATCCCAAAGAACTGTTACATCTACGCTTTGCTGAAACAGCC